GTCTCACTGAACTGAGAGACATAATCCGTGAGGAATGTGGAGGTAATGTTCTTTGAGGTACGGAAGCCAGTGGGTCTATAAGACTAAATTTTGTGCGTAGTTCGAAGCACAACAGCTGGTCCGATCCAGTTGAACACTTCACAGTTTGCGAACTTCTTTACTTTAGTGTAAAGAGGGAATGGAGTATTAGGGTGTCTGTATCCATCACCATTGTTGCGAGGTTTGTGAATGACAATACCCTAGTCATCGATGGTTGTTATACCTTCGTTATAGGGCATAGTTTGCACACCTGGTAAGTTGTAGAAATTAGTTCCGCATGCAAGTACCATAGCCTCAGCAAAGAATGGGATGTAACCGGAAAGGTAGTAATGACAATCAAACACCTCATAGACAATCTTGCAGTTAGGATCTCTGATAAGGATTGCCTAGGATCCATCCAAATCATAATGTGGTCTGTTGGGGTCATTCTGAAGGAAAACGAATGGTCGCATATAATCGATTTGATCATTGAAAACGGCCTCTTCAAATTCTTGAATTGTTCCAACAAAGCACTTGTGAGTTGGTCTACCTAGTGAAGGTTGGTAGTCCCAAGCACCAGCATTATCCTCATAATAGGTCACGTCTAGTGGATCCACCTTAGGGCGGACTGAAACGTGAACTACCTATGCGAGAGAAGCAATGCAGCGCTAGATAGCGTTAACAATGCTATACCCGTTAGGGAGAATATGGTTAGCTAGATCCTGGTAACGACCTGCACCAATGGTAATCACAAATTCCGCGTTGAAAAAGGCTTAATCGCCTATTCTATTGGCATTGTTGGCTTCGATTCGTTCTTTTGTCTCGCGAATAGCCTATGTCCAGAGGGTAGTCCTCCGGTTATAAGCTGTTTCGAGAGCTATGAACGCAGCCTCTGGTTGGCCCTGTTCGCGGCGAGGTGGGAACTCAAATGTAGTCTGAGACCACCCAAACATTCTATCCAAGATCTTCATTGTCTAGGCAAATTTGTCACCAATAGAAATGATAACCAAAGTGCCATTGGCATTAAGACTAGAATAGATCTATCCAAGGTGATTCCGACAATCAGCAGCAGCCTCATCGATCATGGATCGATTGTGGTTGTGACCGCTGTGTGAAAGAGAACCCTCCTTGAATTCGTTAGCCAATCCCTCTCCAAAAAGTGCACTCACTTTCTTGTATTAAGGACAAAATGTGCCTAAAGGCATAGCCGAAATACGGGGAGGTTTGATATTGCCGTCAGCGAGCATATGAAGACCTTTGACTGTGAACTTATCTGTCTTCACCTTGTCTCGTGGCTGATTTGCAACAGGATTGGTGTCATATATAGAGGCTAGTAGAGTGACGGGCATTTCCATTACAGCCTCGGGATTATGGGTCTTGAGTTTGGCATGACCAAACACAACTTGCACAGTTTGTTCGTAGTCAGGTTGACGAACTAAGCTCTAAACAAAGAAGTTCTTTGCGAACACTCTATAGCGATGTAACAACATCGCCATTGCTAGAGCTACAATCCCGGGTCGGGTCAATTTGGACCGAAGAAACCGATAAGCAACCCACATTAGACGTGAGGGTGCCTACGCTGGAATTTGCAAATTCTGTAATGGTCCTGCGAGCATTCCTGACTTGGGCAAAGAGTCAACTACATCTGGAATTCTGGCCATGTATCTTGGAGCATTGTCCTGTGTAAGATTCTATTGTACATGACGAGGGTGTAGTTCATAAGTGGGCACCGTCTTATTGCCTGTCTTAATAAAGTAATCAGACTTCCCCTTGTTGAGAGTGGAAATCATGAAGTGCTAAAATTTAGACAAAGGTGGAGGTGGAGGGATGTTGGTCTGCCTATTGTGGTAAAGAATTACCCATTAGGCTACATCCCCATCACTGTAGTGGTTTTCCGGAAGATGACGGTTACCCATTTTGGCAACTTTCCGGCACCAGAAGCTAATGCATTTCTGCTCTTTGGGAGTAGGTGCTGCTGTGGGCCTAAAGCGTTGGGGTTTCTGTTTAGAAACCTTGTTTTAGGTTGGACGCTTGGAAGGCACAGATGGCTATTGCTCAGGTCCTGTCTCAACAACTTCAGGTGCTTCCACTTTCTTGACAGAGGGCTTTGATTATTTAACAAATTAGTCAAAAGCCTCGCCAAGTTGTCTATAAGAGAAAAATTTCTTCTTATAGTCAGTCATGGCAACACATGCATGTTGGTCAGCAACATTAACAACAGCTGGAGTGAGTGAAGAGTAATCACTACTCTTCTGGGCATGAATGAGACGGACTTCATTCAAAAGTGACTCGAGTCTAATGTATTTGATTCCTAAGAAATCACACACAAAAGAACAGCACTCGAAAGAATGACCAATCTCATTGTCAGAAGCGCGTTTGACAGAAGCAGCGAGAGCTGCATATGTCGCATCGCGGTAAGCCTCAAGGTCTCGATCTGTGTATGCGAGCTCGCATAGTGAATAGAAGAAACACATGTTGGACTTGGGTGAGCAGACAAATAATCCTGGAATAGACCAAGATTTCCCATCTGCAATCATCTTTTGGACCCGCATGTGAATCGAGATAGCAATTTTCTCTTTATCCACAAATCTGAATTCCTCGTAGTAGTATTTAACTACGTCCATTTTCTTCAAAAGAAGACTCTCAACGTGGACCAATTTTGTATCGTTGTCAAAACGAGACGGTTTTGGTTTTGGACCACAAAGTATAGGGCTGGGTCTGATCAGACTGGCAGAGGCGAATTTACTCCAGTAAGGGGGAAATTTCGTGTTGCCAGATTCACAGATATCAACATAAAGTTGATTCCAGCGAGAGTCTTTCATGAGGAACTCATTCCAGATCGTTTGCACAATATCAAATCGGAAAAACGATTTGAGTGTCGAAATATTCAAAGATCGACGACGGACCTTCCGAATAACTGAGAGCTGATATCTCTGGTCGGAGGTCATTGGGGATCCGATGACGGCTTCGATTTTCTTGTCAGAAAAAGTCTAGAAAAAGAAGAAAATCAGGGCAGGTTCATTCTTAGTAAGAATGTGGCTCAAGTTCCTAGATTCGTAGAACGAGCGTACCTTTTGCCGGGCGGTCGAAGGGATCCAGTGGTGGTATTTCCGGTCAAAGACGCGCCGCATGGCGTCTAATATGGCTCTGAAAAACAGGGAAATCACCACGTACACAATTTAGTGCGCAGCAGTATGCGTCGGAGTGACGCGATATCTCTAAAGCATTTAGTTCATTAGTAACAGTAAGTATAACGAAGTATGC